TGACGGTCGCCGCGCTTGACCACGACAAGAAGGTGCTTGAAAAGGCGTCGAGGTGGGTCGCCAATTACGTCGGCACCGTGCGCCCGACAGTGACGTACCTGCTGATCATTGAACTGATTGCAATCAACGTCGCGTTGACTTATTACGTCTTTGCGCACCCAGACCTTGTAAGCAGCATCGAGGACTTGATCAGCATCACCACGGTCATTTTTTCTGACGATGAGATGGCGATGCTGGGGGGCATCATCGGCTTCTGGTTTGGTTCTAGGAACTGGAAGAAATGAAGCTGTCGCCCGCGGGCGCGGCGGTCATGCACCAATTCGAGGGCTGCCGCTCCCGCCCCTACCTATGCCCGGCGCACATCTGGACCGTAGGCTTCGGGCACGTCCTGTATCAGCAGCAAATCCGGTTACCTGTCACGCGATCGCCAGAGCGCCAGCCGCCGATGATCCGCAAGGAATACCCGCTGCGCCCAGAGGACAACCGCGTATTCAGCAAGGATGAAATTGATGCGCTATTCCAGGCTGATGTCAGTGTTTTTGAGCGTGGTGTTCTTCGACTTGCTCCCGCTCTGGATGGTAATCAAGGCGCATTCGACGCTTGCGTCTCTTTCAGTTACAACGTCGGCCTCGGGAACTTCCAACGCTCAAGCGTCCGAATGAAGGTCCAGCGTGAAGACTGGGAAGGGGCAGCCGCCGCGTTCATGCTGTGGACTAAGGGCGGCGGGCGCGTGCTGCCGGGGCTGGTCAGACGCCGGCGGGCTGAGGCCGCGCTGATGGTGTAGTTTCCGTGTACGCCGGTTCGATTCCGACTCCCGCCTTTCTTTGAATCAACGACTTGCAAGGCATTTCAACGCTTCTAAAAGTGTTTTGTGCCTTTTTTGTGCCGTAAATTTCCGAGGATGTGACATTCGCATCATCGGATGTTTTTCGGAATGCTGTCGGCACGGCATTGACCGCAGCGTCGATCCTGCTGCCGATCCAGCGCACAACAGGCACTGCCCAAGAGTTGCCAAGTGCCTTGTACCGAGGACCGTCAGGCGACTCTGGCTTGCCGCGCCAAGGAATGTTCGTGTAGTTGTCGGGAAAGCCTTGAAGTCGCTCGCATTCGGTTGGGGTAAGGCGGCGCACTTGCATGGTTGACATTACTGACGGAACGCCGCCCATTGCGTTCCCGTTCCCCACTCTGATTGAGTGCGTCACATCTCCGTCGATCGCGCCGTTGTACAGGTCAGTAGCGACCGCCACCATGGGGGTGTTGCGTCCGCTTGCATTGCTGTTGGTGTTGATCGTGTTGAACACATCACCCACGCGGACTTCGCCGAGTTGGTTCTGGGCGAACGCCACCGCTGCCGTCGCGTTGTCATTCGCGCCAATGCTGTGGCATACATCCTCGCTGCTGATCGGGTCTTGCGTAGGGTGGAAGGCGATAACCAACGGCGTGCTACGCCCTGTGCCGTCTTCGCTGGCGTCAAATCCTTCGCCGCGTAGCGCATGCGCCACAGCAGGAACCATCACGAGCTGCGCGTTTGCCTTGTCCGGCATCCGCTGGTCATCAGACTTTGTGGTCTTGGTCGCGGCTACCTCGCCGCCGTCCCACCATGTCGCCACTACTGGGTCTTGCCCGCGTGTGTCGCCAGTTCGCTCTACCCCTCTGCCACTGCTTGTAAGGCACGGTGCAGTTGTGTGGGTAACGCTTTGCCGCGCTTCTCGGCTCGGCGCAGTATCCCCGCGCACGCCCTCGCTGAGAGGAAGAAGCGACTCGGCAATGGCCCACGCTCGAGGATGTCGGAGAGAGACACTAAGGACGAAGACCCTTCTTCGCCGTTGAGCCACTCCAAAATACTGGGCGTCAAGGACACGCCAGACGGCAAGTCTTTCTGGCCCCACGACCACACCTGAGTTCTTCCACTTTCCCTGTGGATGGACGACCGGCTCATCATCCCCAGCCAGTCCTGCAAGGAAACATCCGAATGCGTTGTCCTTGGTGGACAGCACGCCTGGGACGTTCTCCCAGAAGATGACGGCGGGGAGTTCTCCCCGAGAGAGTCGAATATCGTCAATTGCATTTGCGATCTCGCAGAATGTCAGGGACAGGTTGCCGCGAGCATCGTCTAGCGACTTACGCAGCCCGGCGACGGAGAACGCCTGACAAGGCGTGCCGCCGCAGAACAGGTCAGGCGCCTCAACCTCGCCAGCCCGAATCCGATCCGGCAGCGTGGTCATGTCGCCCAGGTTGGGCACATCAGGGTAGTGGTGCTTGAGCACAGCAGACGGGAACGGCTCGATCTCAGACAGCCACGCAGCTTCCCAGCCCAGCGGGTGCCAAGCGACGCTGGCGGCCTCAATGCCAGAGCACACTGAACCGAATCTCATGGCGTGCCTTTTATGTGCCATGCTTTGTGCCTGATAGCTGGTTTGGGAAATGTCGGTCATTGTTTTTCCGGAACATTTTTGCGTCGGTCGCGCTGCAAATCCGTGTACGGGAGTTCGATTCTCCTTCCCGCCTTCACACTTACGCGCGCCTGCCTCTATTTTGTGCCAAAAACGTGCCAAAAACTCCGCTCAAATGAGGACTTTTTCAGCGGCTGCCGCCAGGTGCTCGGGCGACAGGTGGGCATATTTCTGCACCATCGACGCCGAGTGCCAGCCGCCCAGTTCCTGAAGCACTGACAGCGGTGTGCCGGCCATCGCGTGCCAACTGGCCCAGGTGTGGCGCAGGTCATGGAACCGCAGCCAAGGCACGCCAGCGACCGTGCAAGCCTTCTTCCAGACCGACGGGCTGACCCGCGTCGGGCATTTGAAAACAAAGCCTTGGCGCTCGCCTGGCAGTGCCGCCAGCATCTCCTTGGCCTGACTGTTCAACGGCACCAGGATGCGCTCGCCGGCCTTGGCCTCGTCGGCGTGGACGATCACCATGCCCTTTTCAAGATTCACATTCTCCCACCGCAGTCCCAGCGCGTTCGACTTTCTCAACCCGGTGAGCAATGCAAAACGGACTGGACAACGGTACTTTTCCGGTAACGCGGCGATCAGTGCCTCAGCCTGTTCGCGTGTCAGGAATGCGACGCGCCGCCGCGGTTCGGCCTCGACCCGCAGGGCCGGCGCCTTGACGATCCAGTCCCACTCGCGCTCGGCAGCGCGCAGGATCGCCCTGACCAGCGCCCGGTAACGGTTCCTGGTGGCCGGCTTCACGTCGGTCGGCAGGCACGCCTCGATCGTGTCGCGGTCAAGGTCGGTCAGCAGCTTGTCGCCCAGGATCGGCTCGAGGACGCGGATCTTGTCGCGGTCGTCGCGGATGCTGCGCTTGTGGGCGCGCTCAACCAGCCAACGTTTGGTGGCGTCTGAGAACTTCTTCTTGGGCCGCTCCTTGAGCACCCGCGCCCGCCACAGTTCTGCCCGCCGGATGTCGTGCAGTTCCTTGGCCGCTTTGGGGTCCGAGGTCTTGAGCGATTCCCGGTGCCTGACGCCGTTGATACATACGTCAATCCAGTAGCTGCCCCCGCGTTTCTTGATCGTCATCGTTGTGCTCCGTTCATAGTGGTGTCATCATCTCATCATCGTGAGGGAACGTCAATACGCTTGGCGGGGCTAATCTCCCATTCGTCGCAGCGGTACTTCTCAGGCCGGCCAGTGCCGTCCAGTTCGCAGCGCCGGATGATGATGTCCCAAATCTTTGCCGGCGGGCCTGACCATGCGCAGTTAGCGCAGCACTCAGTCTTGCTGTCTGATTCGCTCATCTGTTCCTCATTGCCTGTTTGCGGACTTCCGCGCATCGTTTGCAGCGCCACATATTCGGCGTCTTCAAACCGCCTTCAATGGGCTTTGTCATCTGACACGCCGAGCACCAGCGTTTGCCGGTGGCGGCGATTTCCCCTGCCATTGCTTCTTCCCTTGTGCTTGCCATTACCTCAAAACCCTCCAACCCTTGCCATATCCAAGATGCTCGACCAGGTTAAGTTCTTCAAGGTCGATCAAAGCGTTATAGACCGCGCTGCGTGACAAAAAGAAATACCCGGCCAACATCGCTACCGACTGCGGAGTTTTAAGCTCCGACAGGCGGTGAAAAATTCGCCGCTGCGTATTGGTCACGCTTCATCCTCTTCCCAGAACTCTTCGTCGTACTCAGGATCGAGCGGGTCAGGGTGCTTACGCGCCTGACGCTCGCGGATGGCCCGACTGATCTCTTCCTCGAGGCGCTCTTGATGCTCATACGCATCGCGCCAGTCTTTAAAGTCTCTAGGCATGTAACCCCCAGTGTGCGATGAGTGCTGCCTCGGCTTTGCCGTCATCCTTGACGCGCCGGAACTCGCCGGCCATATCAGGCCAGATCGCCGCGGCCTTGGCGCGTGAGGCGTCTTTGCTTGGCGACAGGTTGTGCCACTTCTTCCACTTCCCCGCTGGCACCAGTTGCGCTGGTATCGCCAGCCCAGCCAGCACGCCTTGCACAATCCCGAATGCCTGACCGAATGCGAACATCGACGTGACGCCTTGGCCTGGCATTGCATTCACCTGCTCAACGTAGGCGATCGTCGCCTTGACTGCATACAGTCTCAGGTCCGCGGCCAGCATCTCAGGCGAGATCCGGCGCTTCGCTTTGTTGTTGACAATCAACTCGACGGACGGCATCTCAAATACATGCACCAGTTGCCCGTCGCGCTCGAGGATTGCCACGGCACCTGACGCGCCGGGATCGACTCCGATGATGAAACTCATAACAACCCCCAGCCAAAATTCACCAGCAGGTACAGCACCTTGAGCGCGACGCCAAGTCCAATGGCCCCGGCGGCCCACCAGAACAAGACCGCGCCGAAAGACATCACATGGCCGCGCCTCATTGCTGCTCCTCCAGCGCCTTGAGAGCGTCGCTGACTTTCTTGCGTGCCTCCTTCTTCTTAGGTGCGTCAGCCTTAATCGGGATGTCGTCAGGGTGGGTTGCCAGGTCATCGAACGACGACGCAAACGTGCCGCTGATCACCTTGGCACCGGGGAACTCAGCCTTGAGTTCTGCCGCCCCCTCGAGCAGCGAGCCGGGGCAGTGCTCCAGTTCCTTGGAACTGAACACCGGCCCGTAGTCCTTGACCGACTCCGCGCCATTGGTGAAGAGGGCACCAGTCTCGCGGTGCCTGTACGCGACCCAGCCCTCGCCACCATCAACAGGCTCGCCGTAAGGAACCAGTGCCGGGATCATCAAATGGTCGCCGCATCCCTTGCGCTGGGCGTCCAGCGGCGGGTTGCCCTGGTGAAATTCGCACCGCCATTCGCTATTCGCAACAGGCGTCGAATGAGAACAGGTGCGGCAGTTCGCCTCCGCGGCCTGGTTGTTGTGGCAGTGCGCCCAGAATGAGCACCACTTGCATTGCCAGTGTGACGGGTCATCGCTAATCCGCTGCGGCGGCACAGGGGACTCAAGCAGCATGCTGGCCCGCACCATCAGCGAGTCAAACGTCTCCTTGCTGAACTCGACCCACTCTGTATACAGATCGTCGGTGTCCTTGTTGACTGCGATGTACAGGGCGCGGGTCAACTCCATCAGGCCCATATAGACCTGCATCTGCGCGTAGTGCTGCGGTTTGCTGGCCTCGACCTTGTTCTTGACCAGGTCCGCGAATGACTTGGATGAGTGCGTCTTGAACTCGAGCACCGCGGCAGTCTTGGGTGCCTCGGGCAGTCCTTTGGCGACGCCGTCAAGCGAGCCGCCAAAGTGACCATTGTGTGCGCTGACGGTCCACTGGTTGCCGGTCGCGGGATCAGTGTCCCAGACCTCGGCACCGATGCCGCGCAACTCCTCGAGGATGCGCGTCTCTTCGCGTTTGCCGGTGTCAAACAGGCGCAGCACGCGGCCCTCAAACGTGGGCTTCATGGCCCAGCGCCAGGTCAGCCAGACATTGCGTGAGCACGGGTGGCCGATGATGGACGCGCCCATGTGCGGGCGGTGTTCCTGCGGCTTGCGTTCGTACCATTGAACGATTGCGTGTGCGGTGGTGTGCTTGGATTCTGGGATTTGTGCCATCGTTGCCTCGTATAAAAAACCCGCCGCGCCGGTTGAACGCGGCGGGAAAGGGGAGACACTTACCAGGGCCGTCCTGCTGCCTTGGCTGTCGGGACAGCCTTGACGGGTGCCGGCTTTGCGGTCACGGCACCGCTCGCGGACGTGTAGCCCATGATCCGATTGCGCTCAGGGTCTTTGCGGTCAATTGCGACCGATGCGATAAACGGCTTGTCGTGCAGTTCCTCGGTGTCGCTCATGTTCGGGACATTGACCGCAAGCTGCAACGCCGACAGCGCCTGCTTGGCGATGTCCTCGGCGGTCTTGTTGGGGTTGTCCACGTTCAGCCGCTCCCACAGGCGCCGGCCTGAGTGCTCGCCGCTGACGACGTGCATCTCCAGCTCGATGTAGTGGCCTGTGCCGGCGTTGGTTGGCTTGATGTCCGAGCGGGCAACAATCATTTCGTAATCGCCAGCGGGGAGCGGGCCATACGCGCGCGGTTTCTGCGGTTCGACTGTCGTTGCGTCAAAGTTGAAGAGTGCCATTTTGGTTTCCTTAGTTGATAGCTTGGGTAAATGCTTCCCAGGACATGGGCAGCGATTCTGGGAGTGAGTAACGGTTCTTTGCCATGTAGGCCGGCTTCTCACTGGTAAACAACAGGCGCTCGCCTGTTGTGACACCTCGGTTGTTGGTCTTGTTGAAACCGAGGTCATCTTTCTTGACGATCGTCTTGTAGTTCGCGAACAGCACCGCGTCGCACCACTCACGAATCAGGGCGCTGGACCGTTCTTGCAGCTTGGGCTGATAGCGGTCATACGGTTCGACCTCGGGCGAATCAAACCGCTTGATCTGCGTATGCGCGATCAGGATGACGCACATGCTCTTTTCATTGCGCAGGTGGTTCAGCCCTGCCAGCACATCGCGCCACCGCTCGGCAACGATCATTGCGCCTTTGCCGTAGGCGAGATCCTTGGCGTCGTGGGTCGCCTCAACGTCGGTCCAGATCAGGTTGTCGAGCCAGTCCACGCTATCAAGGACGACGGTATTAAAGTCGTGGTCGTCCTTGATCAGCGTGGCGATCGCGTCGAGCACATCAGCCGCGGTCTTTGCGACGGGGAAGTGATCGACGGCCAGACTGCCCAAACCATCTTCAGTGAGGATAAAGACCGGGTTCTTTGCGCCTGACGCGAAGGTGCTCTTGCCGATGCCCTCAACGCCGTAGACCATCACACGCGGTGCGGCGATTGAGGTGTTTTTGCGGATACTCTTTAAGTCGAATGCCATCGTTAATCCTTGGTTCGTATGGTTACGCCAGTCTTGGCGGGTTTCGTTTCAATTGCTGGCGCGATGAGCGTCCAGAGCTTGGGCGTCTCGCGCCGGATTGCCTTGAGCTTCGTCTCGTCAACAACGACCTTCTTGATGAATGGCCGCGCGGACTCGGGCCAGGTTGCCGTCAGTCCAATCAGTCGATCAATGTCGACCTTGTAGGACAACTTGCCGGTAACGGTGATGCGTGCGCCGTTGTCAGTCGCGAATGACTCGCTGCCTTCCTCGGGCGCTGCGTGCAGGGCGAGGATCTGCTGCTCAATCGCGACGCGGTTGTCGCGCGCCGTGTCCTCCTGCGCCTTGTACTCGAGCCACTGCTGGGAAAGTTGGTCAAGCGTCATTGCGGGACTCCGAAAATCCACTCACATATCAAAAGGGCTGCGCAGAACACTGCGACTGTGCCAAGTGCAACCGCAATGACGACATCTTCCATCTGGCGTCTCGTCATGCTTTCGCTCCCCTGGTCTTGCGACTCGCCACTTTTTCTGAAACCCCGACCGATACAGATCCATCGCCGTCATTGACCCACCGCCCGGTAGAGCTATCAATCCGTCCGCTCGCTGCGAAAGCAGAAATGGCCCGTATTGCCATAGATCCAGCGGGTTGGCGGGTTTGGTTTTTTCCGCTGAGTCCTGTATCTCCTGTTGCATCATCGCTTCCTTTCTTCACTTCGTTTTTGACTTTGACGATCTTGACGGTGCGCATGTCGCCTTCGCTATCGCGAGGCATTGGGATCGGTTCTTCAGGGGAGAGCTTCCACAGTTCGTAGTTGATCCTGAAAGAACGCCGCGCGTACTCATCAATGCGCTCAACAGTGCTTCCGGCGTCGCCGCCCCTGCCTCTCAACGCGGCAGCGGTGGGTTGCTTGCGGCGTTCGTACATGACCTCCAGCAATTCACGCCGCAGCCAGTCAGGATCAATATCCAGCCACTTCAGATAAGCGTGCGAGGTATCGGTAAACAAAAAGTTAATCGCTGAGCGGGCGTGCATTGACAACTCGAAGTTTTCCAGCGAATCTGTTCGCCCGCGGTGCTTGACGATGGGGCGCTCGCAGGCGTCAACGATTGCCTGATTGACGACCGCGTACAGCACGCGCTCTTCCGGTGTGATCATGGTTAGCCCTCCTGCTTGACTTGAAACTGCGACGTGATTGCTTCGCGTCTTGCTTCAATAAAATCAAGCTGGAAGTCCAGCCACTTCTTGATGTATCGCGGGTCTTTGCTGGGAGGAACCCAGCCAGTAAGCCGCTGCCAGGTTGAGGCCACGTCGGCCCCGGTCACATAAATCGCCTTGGTACTTGTTGTTGCATCGTTCATCGTTCACTCCTTGTTTTTGAGAACGCAAGTAGATTGGAACACACCGATGAGTAAAGCGCAACTGGTCGTGGTAAAAAGAGTAAATTTCGTGTGCGCGGTGGATCGTGTCAGAATATCCACATTGAGTCAATCCCATCTGCTTGGAGAAAAAGTAATGATCCCGACCGTTCATAAGTGTGAACCTGCGTATTCGGTGCTTGAGCGTCTTGGTGGAAAGGGGCCGGTCAGTGCCCACCTGGGGCTTGACCGCTCGACTCTGTCGCGGTGGTGTTCCGAGCGCCCCGGCGGCACTGGCGGGATGATCCCGCAGCAGCACTGGCCGAAACTTCTTTCTATGGCGCGGCGGTACGACATCAGAATCAAGCTGGCCGATCTGGCCGGCATGCGGGGTTAAAGAGTGATCGGCCTCGAGATGACGAACTCCGACTTCTTGGCCGAGCTTTACGGGCAAATACCCAAGGGAGAGTACGGGTGGGTTTGTACCTTCGCCGCTGACCCTTCAGACGCGCCGCCCGATGTATGGTCGGGCAGACCCTACAACGGGGGTCCGGCGCAGGCTGGGCTGATTGATCGCGCAGTAAGTGAGAACACTTACTTCTGTCCGGCTTTGCTTGGTCTTGTCGATGGCGAGATGGTCAGGCGCAAGTCTGCCTTTGTGCAGTTGATGGCGCTCGTCGTGGACGACGTGCAGCCTGACGACATTGGGCAGTTCAGCTACTCGATCCAGACCAGCCCCGGCAAGTTCCAGGTCGGCATCCTGCTGGACCCGAATGACCCTGACTGCTCGAACCTTGACCTGGTTGATCGGGTGATGATGCACCTGTCCGGTCGCGGGCTGATCAAGAACGACAAGTCGGGCAACAACGCGGTGCGCCTGTTGCGTCTGCCGCGGGGGATGAACACAAAGCCGCGCGATGCGGGGCCGTGGACGGTCCAGCTCGAGCAGTGGAATCCGTCGATCCGGTATTCGCTTGATGATGCGGTTGCATCGCTGGGGGTTGATCTTGCTGCGCTGCGGCAGGTGGTGAAGACCACCTCTTCGACAACTGGGTCAGGGGCAGGGCAGGGGTCGCACGCGGGTGACTTCGTGTCCGGCATTACGGGGCCGCTTGAGGATCGGGCGTATCACGACAACCTGATCAAGTTGGCGGCGTCATTGGTCGCGGGCGGGATGTTCCCAGGCGCGGCGGTCAGCTATCTGTACTCGCTGATGGATGCGTCAAAGCCTGTCGGCCCTGAGTCTGAGATCCTGCGCTGGCAGGCGCGTCGGGCTGAGATTCCTCGAGCGGTGAAGTCGGCTGAGAAGTTCGCGCCGGCTGAGAGGGCGCCTGTCTCTGTGACGGTCAACCTGGGCAAGCCTGTCGAGGCCGCGCCGGGTGATCCGGTCCCGCTCGACTGGATGGCGTT